GCTTCCGCCCGGCCCGTAATTTCAGCTGAATCAGACTGATGGAAGCCATTGCAGCATCAATCAGCGACTGGCGCTTTGCTTCTGCCGCTTCTACTGCGGCACTATGCTGTGCCTCGGTATCCATCACCCATTTCTCACCATCCCATTTATCATATGGCGTTAACGGGGCGATAGTGGTTGTATTTTCAGGGTAATCACCCAGAGCTGTGATTTCTTTCGATTCTCCTGTTTCGGTGCTATAGATGATTTCACCGCGATGGTCTGGCACATATTCCCAACCAGTTGAATCAGCATTACGGCGTATTGCGAAACCGTCTTTATTGCCGCCTGGTGCATCAACGCATGAATGGGCAGGAACACCGACGCCAAACGGCAGATATTCAACCGATGAACCAATATATTCACGCGTCGAACCATCGTAGTTGTAAACGATAATATAGCCCGCATCCGTGGCAAATCCGTTTTCGTCTAAAGTAATTTGTTTCGTTGTCATTATGCTGCCCTCACTATGAAGTTGAACGCTATGTTACGCGGGCGGTTTTCTGTGGCAGTTGGGACTTTGGTAGATGCGTCAAAATAAGCACTTGCGTATTTGAGGTTAGTGTCAACAGTTGAATCAGTAGCTACTGTCCTTTGGTTTACTCGATCTCTCCCCGAAAATACACCAGACACATTAGATAAAAGGCCATCTCCATACCAACCTACAGTACCAGTAATATTCCGAATGGCGTCACCCTGAGCAGACAGAATTTCGCGCCCCGCGTCAATACCGCGCCCGTCATCCCAGCCACGAATAAACTCACCACGTAAATCTGGCAATTCATTTGTCGGATAAACTTTTGCCAGTTTCGGATACTCTTCGGCAGAAAAAGGCGCACCATTGCATTTCAGCCAGCCTGTTGGCGGAGTGGCTGAAGGCCACGGAACAGGTACACCAACGGGTAATGCCGAACCTTCTCCTAAACCAAGGTTTAGGATTGAAATGATGACGCCGGAAACTTTTTATAAAGCGTGGAAACAGCCACATCATAGATGATTGCAACCTGCTTACGGGAGATGCCCTTCTCCAGCAATCGCCGCATTTGCTGCCATGTCTCTTCCTGGTATTTAGGCCGACGCCCACCTATTCGACCTTCTGCGCGAGCTGCATCAAGTCCAGCGCGTGTACGTTCAACAATAAGTTCACGTTCCATTTCTGCCAGCGCCCCCATTACGTGAAAGAAAAAGCGCCCCATTGGTGTACTGGTGTCGATGGAGTCAGTGAGACTCCGGAAGTTAATGCCTCTGTCACGCAGCTCTTCCACCAGCACAACTAAGTGACGCATGCTGCGCCCAAGACGATCTAACTTCCATACGACCAGGGTGTCACCTCTGGAAAGCATACGGAGAACCTTTTTTAACCCAGGGCGTTCAGTCTTTTTGCCGCTCGCCTTGTCCTCAAAAATTAGCTCACATCCTGCGCTTTCAAGGGCATTTCTTTGTAAAGCCGTGTTTTGTTCATTTGTTGATACACGAACATAGCCGATCAGCATGAGTTTTTCTCCTATGCGTTGTTCTTATGAGTCTGCGAATTTTAAAGAGCAAAGCGTTATGCACAGAAATAACAATCTGAATAGGTTCCTGATTGATTTTTGTTAGATCCGGGAGGAACTTATGCAGATTTTGATTTTTTTAATGTCCATTATTAGTGGAACCTATTTATTTCTTACTGGAGTTAGGCGTGGAGCTTATAAGCCATGTTTTTTACATTGGCTTGAAGCATGGCTGCTTGCCATAAAAGGTGGTTTTGTTGGTTTTTGTCTTGCAGAAGTTCAGTGGGGAAACTCATTTTTGGATGTGGTTGCTTTTTTGATATGTAGTTGGAATAGCCATTTTGTATTAAGAATAACCAAAGTATGGGTTTTTCACTTGATTTACGAATGTATTGGCAAATTATGAACAACCAGATGAGAAGTTACTTTGCATACCATTACCTCCTGACAACGTAGGAGGGAACTTGTGCTTGACACACAGGAATTAGCTCCAGTTGCTATTGCGCTCCTGCTTTCAGTAATTGGTGGGATAGGCACGTTCCTGATGGATGTCCGAGACGGTCGCCAGTCTGGCAATTTGTTGGGATTGGTTACGGAGATCTTTGTTGCAGTGACAGCTGGCGCGGTGGCGTACCTATTGGGGCAACACGAGGGCTGGGAGTTATCAATTACGTACTTAATGGTAACGATAGCCAGCAATAACGGTCATGAGGTGATTTCAGGGATGAAACGAGTGAATATCGATAGCATTCTGAATGTTCTTACAAGTTTGGTGAAAAAGGGAGGCGGGAAATGATTGGCTGGGGTGTATGCGTTCTTGCGTTAGCCTTAGCCGATCGCTATTTGCTAAAACGCAAGGACATCACGCATTTAGAACTTGGTGATGTGGAAATTAAACCGGGTTTCATCCGGGTGCCGTTCAAATACCGGTCTAAATTCCCGTTTTTGCGCGGCGCAACGGTCAGATATTGGATCCGCGATGTTCAGAAGCCGACGACAGTGATTGAAGGCGAACAACGTTGTTTGACGTCGGCTGAACAGGGCGAAAACAGTGAATGGTTGTACATACCCACTGAATATATGGGTAAAGGAGAGCGACTGTGGCATTTCAACGTCATGGTTACGCATGGCGACTCGTTCATTAACCCGTTGTATCGGATTTTCCCTGTTACTCAGCAAATCCGCAGAAGTTACGTAATAAATCTCGCACAGGATGTGTCAGATGACGAAAAATAAGTATGCAACGGTCGATTTTGACCAGGTTAATGAAAAGGGGCTGAAATCCCTTATCGCGGCGATCAATAAAACCGGTGTTACGGTAATTGAGGTTGACTCCAGCAACCGCGCAACAACGAAAGATGGCGTTAAAGTTAAAACCGCAAAGCTGGTTCTTAACGATGGACAAATTCTTGCCATACAGGTAAACGATACTGGCGATATATCGTCTGTGAAGCTGAATGGAAAAGCTATTCCTAACGCTCAGTCTCCGGATATCAAGACGCTTGGTACCGTCATGGGGCAAGCGGCCCGCAAAAACTCCGCAAAATTCCAGAAATCACTGATCGCCAAAGCGAAACGTGTTGCCAATCCGGTAGACAAGAAACCGGCAGTAAAATCCAACTTTCAGCGCCTGCAAGAGGCAAAACAGCGGAATGCTCAGGTGGTTGCCGCTTATAAGTCCGCGCAGAATTCGGTGTCTTTCAATCAACAGCAGATCACTGATTTGCGGGCGAAGCTGGATAAGGAGACGGGCCGACTCAATAACGAAAAGGCACGGAATGGCGAACTCAAACGTCGTCTTAAGCAACTGAAAGCAGGAAATTAACATGGAACAGTTCAATATCAATAAAGGGATGACGATCAAGCCTGGGCTTGACGTGCTTCCCCCGCCAGTGACTGATGATGAATATCGCGCATTAATGGCCGGTGAGGACCGCTATCTGATGACGGAATCCAACACCCTGGAGGAAATCGAGGCTACGTTCTTCTATGACACGCCGATCCACTGGTGTGCTACGGATTTACTGGAGGCGATTAGTTCTACTCGTTTGCAGTTACACCGGACCATGCAGGCATTTGTCCGGGCATTGAACCAGAAGCTGAATGGTACCGGAATCTCTGCGGGGAGTGATAAAACGGGGGATGTGGCCCAGAGCGGCGCGCGCGCGATCGGCGGCGCTGAAATTGGCCGGGCACGTAACGTTAACGGGCTGCCGGTCTTGCCAGCCATTATTCCGCTCAGTGATGGTCAGACTATCAGCATTCTGTTTCATAGCCCGACAGCGGAAAACCGGATCACCAATAGCGATACGCTGGTTGCTTTCCAGTTCTTACTGAATAAAAAAGACGTTACTCACACAGTTGCTCCGATGAGTGGACGTGATATGACGCTGGCGCAGGTCACCATGAAACTTGCCAACCTTGCAGAGAAAAACTCGGCAAAATTCCAGCGTGCGCAGAAGAAGAAAAAAGCCCTTGTTGATGAAATAACCCAACTACAGGCTGACAGTGACCAGAAAGAGGATGCCATGAGCGACCTCGCGGATCAGGTGGCAGCGGTAGAAGGGCAGAAGGCAGATCTGGAGCAGAAAATTAACGCTGTTGCATCGGAAGCGGATTCCCTTTATGAAGAGAATGAGCGTTTGCAGACGGAGATTGATCGGCTCAATCGCACTGGTGGGCGCGATACCATTGCCCCTGCGGGGATGACTGGTGGGCACTCTCGCGCGCTGACGGATCGCCTTGCCAGTATCAAAAATCGTATGCATATGGACGGGGAAGCGACGCTCAGTAATGGTGCATCAATGAAGCAATTCATTGGGGATGGCGAAGGGTATATCCAGTTAACCGATCCGGATGGCAGCGTGTACATGATCAAGGCTAAATCCATACAGGGTGTGGACATGGCAGATGCGATCGGCAAGCTGTTTAAAGCCTATAAAGCGGGTAATGTATCGGAATATCTGGTCCAACCAGAAGAACATAAACCGGAAAACGTCGAACCTGAATCAGCGGAGGATACCGGTAGCTCTTCGCCTGAACCAGAAGTCTCTGTAGGTGCATATCGATATGCCCTGCAAATGCGTCCGGCGGCCCCTGGCGCGATACCTGAAGGTAACAAAGCAATTCTTCCGCGCCCTGATGAAGGTGACCCGTATTATGAATATGCACGCTACGGCATTGCTACTTACGATACCCCGCTTTCTGATCAGCAAATGAGTGAGTACGATCTGAAGTTATTGCCTCGCGAGGATTCTTTCGACTTCCTGGCGAAGACACTTACTAATGGTCCGTTTGGCAAATATGCACAAAAAGCTCTGGAGCTGGCCACCAACTCACCAGACGAGTTCCGCGTAATGCTGAAAACTCAGTTTCAAAAAACTTTCCCCAATATTGCGTTTCCGGGTGGCGCTGGCACCGAGAAAATGGTGCAGAGCATGATCAATGCATTGCAGGCCGAAGTCGGTGAGATTACTCAGCCAGAACCGGCCCCGGCACAGCCTGATGAAACGGTTAGCGAAGCAGATGCAGAGGCTAATAAAGCCATTGAATATCTCAATAACGTGATGGATATGCAAAGCACTGACATGGCGGAGATCCGTAACGCCCGGGGTAATGTCCGGGAAGCGATTGCAGCCCTTCAGACTGCCGGGCGTTTTGAGGAAAACGAAGAGCTGGTTAATGGCGCAGCTCGCCACCTGGCTGATCTGCTGGTAGCAATCCAGAAAGCGGGGGTAGCAGCATGACACTATCAGCTATTGAGTTAATGGACCTCAGCGATAAGTTGGATGCTCTGATGTCCAAAGCAGCTACCGCGAGTGGCATGGAGTTGCTGGATATCAGCGATGAAATTGACCAGATCATGCAACAGATGGGGTACGGCGCGTCTGGCGACGGTAGTGGCGAGGAGAAACAACCTTCGGAACATGATGGTGTGCCAAAACTGGTTGCTGATTTCCTGGCTGATAAATTCGTCGATCAGAGCACAGATGCATTTATCGGTACGTTACAGGACTTGAGTCAATATGTTGGCATATACATCGACCTGGACCAGGTTAAACAGCACACGGCGGCATGGATAGCCGCCAACATTAAAGAGGCAGCATAAGGCGTAACACGGATGAGCTTAAGCGATCAGGTGGTAATGGCCACCAGCATAGAAACGCTGATCGAGCTGCTAAAGAACCTGCCCGATTTCGGGCGGGTTTCGTATGTGGTGACAGCGAAGGGTGACGAGGTAAAAACAGCGTTTGATATCGTCGATGCCTCGGCTCTTTTGGTATCCAATACTCTGGACGGGAAAATTAACCCTGACTATCCCCAGGAACTTCAGCCGCGCGACCGGACCCGCGCATCCAGTCTTCTTCAGGTCAACAAGATATCCAAGGATTTGCGTCCTGCCCAGCTTACCGATTCCGGTTTATCCAGCCATGGCGCGCCGATAATTGGTGAGGACAATGCCGTTGAGTCAGGTAATGGACGGACCATGGGGATCATCAAAGCCTATCAGGACGGCAATGCGGATCGGTATCGTGAGTACCTGATTGATCATGCGACCGAATTCGGCATACCTCCTGAAAAGGTTGAATCAATGACGGCTCCGGTACTGGTGCGCCGCCGGTTAACTAAGGTTGACCGCGTTCAGTTTGCCAAGGACTCAAATATTTCTGATCTTCAGGAAATGGCAGCCAGTGAAAAGGCTTTTGTTGATGCCGACAGCATAACACCGGCGATGATGGCGCTTTTTAACCCGTCAGAAAGCGGAGATCTGCTTAGCCGCAGTAATGACGCGTTTATTCGCGGATTTATGACGCAAGTTGGTGCCACACAGGCGGCTGGCCTTGTAACTGAAGATGGGCGACCAACACGGCAACTTGTAGACCGTATACAAAACGCGATCTTTGCCAAGGCATATAAGGATGCGCGCCTGGTAAGGATGGTTGCAGAAGAACCTGATCCGGATATGCGTAATGTTCTGACGGCGCTTAATGCGGCAGCCAATGATTTTGTCCAGATGCAGGCTTTATCAGGAGAAGCGCACAAGCAGGCTGTGACAACTATTGTTGATGGCATTGAGACAGCGGATAGCCTCGATAAAAAGGCGCTGGCGGCATTGAAAGATGCGGTAGACCTGGTAAGGCAATCGAAGGAGTCAGGCCAGCATATTACCGATGTTATTGCTCAGGGGGATATGTTCAGCGAAACGGCCCCGGAAGTGAAAGCACTCGCGTTGTTCATCGTCGCGAATAACCGTAGCGCGAAGCGTATGGCCACCGCCTTTAAGTTGATGGCTCAACGTATCAATGATGAGTTACAGCACCAGGGCCAGGCGCTGGGGGATATGTTTGGCGGCGGCGATGTGTCGTTACAGGATATCCTTCGCCAGGTGTCTCAGGAACTGGAAAACGAAGGCATGCAAGGGATATCCGGCGGTCTTTTCGAGTCCGTTTCCGGCGGTAGTTACAACGGTGTTGCTCCATATACCAGTTTGCTATTACATCGGGCATCCGGCATCAAAGACATTATTCATCTGATCAGGCTGCTTTCCCGTACAGATCCCCATGATGAACAGCTTGTACAAGTGCTTGCGCATTTTGTTCGAATGCCTGTTGCCGACGTGAAAAAATGGTGCCGATTATTCGGTATCAGCAATTCGTTACTTCGCGGCTTGTTAAATCACGCATCCTCCCTTGGGCGCGATGGCTTTGACGAGATAGCGCAGGCGATAAAAAACGGAGATATGCCACCAGCTATTGACTGGTTTTCCATTCGCCCAACCAGGGTGAAAGCATTCCTTAGCGCGGCGCATTCGGCATCATCATTGGCAGAAATGGTTCAGAGGTTGTCGCTCATATTCACAGACCATACCGCGTTGGGTGATCTGACTCTGGACGAGATGAAAGATGCCTCCATTCAGTGGGCCGATCAACAAAATGAGGTTAACTCAGACTTCTTGACAGCATTCAGGAAGGCCGTTAGTAAAGCGGATGATGCCCGTGGAATTCTGAAGGCATTTAAGGCATTGCAAAGTCGTGTTAATAAACATGTCGGTGATATCGATGGGGTAACGGCGGAAGGCCGGGATATCCTTAAAGAGCACGGTATAACGCCAGAGTTTATTGATGAGATCAGGACTGATATGCAGCGTGAGGTCGTATCGTCCCTGCAAATCGTAGCCAGAGCGTTGGCGGATGCTAATCCGAAGAGTGCGGCCATTGTTAACCGGGTTATTGGTGATATTGAAGCATCGGAGGGCATGGGGGTACTGAAACTCTTCCTTTCGCGAGCGTTTAATCCTAACGGCAATATTCTCCCTGGCATTATTGGTGAGGCTAAAAAGTATGTCAGTGAAGAAGAACTTGAGCAGCTTGACCAACTACTTAAGCGATTCTCATATAACCCGCAGACACGCTGGCAAATGAATCAGCGAAGTATGGGTTCGGTCCACGAGAAAGTGTTATCTGCCATGAACAGTGCGATCGCAAACTCATACGTATCTGAAGAAAAAGCTCTTGAGTGGGCCGACTCTTTTATCACAGAAGAAGTGGAAGAAGTCCGCGCTGGACAGAATGGTGGGATAGACCTGCGCAAGGAACTTGCTGATATTTATCGCCTGACCGGCGGGAAAATATCGACCTTATCAAAGGTAGTTCACCACCAGGGAAGGGCATATGCAAATCTTAATGGTGTTGTTGCTGTCAATTTGAACGATGAAAATGCAAGTGCACTGTGGCACGAGCTGGGTCATCATCTTGAGTACAGTAACCCTGGTTTGTTAGAGAAAGCCCGGTCATTCCTGAAGGCCAATGTTGAAGGGGATAAGCCATCTTTCGTCAATATCGGTGGGCGTGGCAAGCCTGAATGGTGCTTCAGATCTCGATTGAGTAATATTTATATGGCGAAGGTATACCCGCCAGCCTCAGTAAGTAACACCGGGAAAATTCGGCAGAAATCTCCGACTATTTCCAAAACGTCAGCAACGGAAGTATTCTCTATGGCTCTTCAGTTGTATCATGACAAAGAGGCCGCTGCCGCATCACTGATGAATGGTGACGGATTGCTGGAACTGTTATTAGGTGTGGCAAAGGAGCTAAATAATGCAGATTAAAATCGCAGCGCCATTAGGCGGAGATGCCATTATCGAATTTGATGATAATGAAGAAGTTTCCGGGCGTTTAAGCATTATCTCCGGTGACATTACCGAGGACATGATCGCTGAAGCCATAGCTGGAGCAAATCCCAATAGCTATATGGGATTCGTTGACACCCTTGATGCTCCCGCAAGTGATGTTCTCCGAACGCTGCATCTTTACGCTGGCTGGTTTGTTGATTGGCCTGTTGTAGATGGTGGCGATGAGGACGACGACGATGATTTTGGTGATCATGTAGACCAGATAGTATATTAACTACCAGATAGTGCAAAAATAACCTGTTCTGGCATGTTATCGTGTGCTTAAGGTAAATGTGTAGTGGCTTGCTTTAGGTTATGGAAGCAAGCCATTTCCTATTAAAGTAGATCAAAAAACTTTAATTTTGGCGTTTCGCTCACCACATATTGAGCACTTTAGCCGATTTTTTAAGTCTTCCAGAGTCAATCCTGAAGCTACATATTTTTTAATGTCTCTTTGAGAGAGTATCACTGGTTCACGGAACCTATAACCGCCGCAGAGATGTATTATCATTATCTCAGAATCATTTTCTAACCAGTCATTAAGAGTGTTGTGTGGTTTAGAAAGTCGCTCAATATCCAAACGCCATTGTTGGATTTCATTACTGTCCCAGTCGAGATTTAGTTTAGCACGTTGGGCAACGAATCGATGTTTTCCTCTGTTAATACTAGGTTCGTAGTCTTTTCGTTGATCGGTAGTAAGGTCCTCTTCGTATAGAAATGAATCATCGTTTTTATGAGTGGGTTCAAAAATTACTTCAATAAAACTTGGCTCATACGCGTTAAAACTTTTTTTTCTTATGAATATCCCTTGTGTACCACTCCCGTTTAAATCAGCACAAAAATTAACATCTATTCCTCGACGAAGTGCGAAAAAATACCTATGTTCCCTCATGGCCACAGCTAATTTGGCTATATCTATAAGGTTGTGTATTTTATCAGAATATGTATTCATGAGGCTTCCAAGCAAATATCATGACAAGCATAAAGTGTTAAAGTGATGTTACGCATCTTAACAAAGTGACTCTTGATTAATTTTAATTCGCCCTATCTTGCTTGTCTAACCATCATTGCATATTCAGAGGGCAGGTGATGCTGCCAACTTACTGATTTAGTGTATGATGGTGTTTTTGAGGTGCTCCAGTGGCTTCTGTTTCTATCA